ATACTTACCACCGGCGGCCATTTCTCTATTCGTGGCTTTAATCGCTTCATCTCTGGCGAATTGATAGCCGGGATCGGCTTCGAGGTCGAATGCAAACCTATTCCCACCCTGAAACTCTGGAATCTCTCCACCGTAGCCATATTCTGGAATTTCACCGCCATACCGTCCGGCTCCCTCAAGCTCTGTTAATGCTCTATCCCCGGCCCCTCGGGCAATAGCTGTATCACCTCGCTGTAAGTCGAATTGTCGACGCTGCTCGGCTATGGATGCCCTAGAAGCTCTTGCTGAAGCTCTTGAGGCTGATCCAGCGGCTTCGCTGCCTAGTATTCCCGATATTACTGATCCGCCTAAAATTGCTCCAGGCACGCCCATTATCTTGTCCTCTTTTCCATCATGTATCCAACTAAATTATAACCATATTTGCGACCAAAGGCTCCAGGTGAGCGCTTTGTAATAAACTGAACTTTGCCTAAACCCAATTCTTTAGCTTTATCATTCATTGTTTTATGCCAGTGTTCTCCATCGCCATAGCAACATAAAATCACAAGAGCATCATCGGACGTTATGTAAGAAACAAAGCCCTTTTCTTCGTCCTCTATTAAATTATCATCATAAATAAATGAATCACTAGATTTCCTCATGTAATCTTTTGCGTGATCTTCATTCATTTAAAAACTTTTAACTTTAGTGACGTATTTAACTGTAGTCATAACTCACCTGTTTAACTTATATTTAATGTAAAAAATATTCTGATCATCTGGGTTACTGTTAAAACCGTTGTTTATCCTTGATGAATGCCAAAAACCATAGCTTCCGTCTTCGCTTTCAATCTGAATTATTCCTTTTACGTCCTTATCTTGATGTTTGAAGTCGTCTTCCATATCGTACCCAAGCCCTACTGAAACAGCACTCGCCTACAAAAACAAAGGAACAATTAAAATTAACCTCATTATTTATGGGCCAACCCAGTTACCTTGGAAACGAGTATTATCAATATTATATGTTATTGATCTATCAGAGCCTGTGGTGTGCCATATATATATTTCAACATAATCTGTAGAGCCATTCATTTCAATAAGAGCGGCTATTCCTATATCTTGATTATGTCCTGAATACGCCGCTCTTTCTTGAGCGCCATTTTTATATATATAAATTATAGGCCCAGTCGTCCCGGATGAATAAAACACATTTGCAGCAATTGAATATTTACCCGCAACAGTCGGTGTGAATCTGTAATTAGTTGTTGGGTCATAGTCAGTGTTTGTATCCCATTCTTCTGAATCAAATCTGACCTTTGTAGCCGTTGATGTTGTTATTGTTTGATTAGAGGTAGCCATACCTGCCGAAAAATTAGGCATGGTGGCACTTGTTACCTTTGAATCTATCTGCGTTTGAATATTACTAGTAACACCGTCTGAATAATTCAGCTCTGCATCGCTAGCTGTTATGCCTCTCCGACCTGCAATTGAGTTATACCCATCCGTAGCAGCGTTGACCTTTAAAGTCACTGAACTGTACTGAGCCAGGACTATGGAGGTAGCAGCACCGTCTATCGTGTCCGATCCTGCTCGCGCTACAGTGACAGCCGCCGCACCTATGTTTGCTATCGTTATCTCGTAATCCCCGGTGTCAGCAGCCGCCATTGTTGCAGCGTCGCCTAACGTTACCGTGAAAGGGGTAGCAGCGTGGTTGCATTCTAAAGTGGTCCGATTGTCGGAGACTAAAGCCGCATAAGTGGTGGTTTTTACATCTACATCGCGGTCAAAGTTAGCATCTAACTCGCCATGAGTTAACTCACTCCCCTTTGCTGCGCGCGTTTTCATGGTCGTCATTAGTTAGTACCTGCTCGTGGATTGCCTTCTAAAGCCTCAAGTCGTAAAACTTCAGTCCCAGTGTAATCCAGTTCAAAGTTGATTCTTCTAAAACTTCCCAATCTGTTTAAACGTTGAAATTTTGATGTATCAATTGTTTTTCCAGAGGTGAAGGAAGCGTTATTTTCTTTAGCCCATTTAATCGTTAAATTCTGTGAAGTCGTGGTTTTGTCTGCTACGTGCCTTAAATTAGGTAAGGTCTTTTTAACGTCATCTCCACCATCACTCTGGCCGGTTCTTACGTTTAAGTTTATCGCTGTTCCTGATTCGGAACTTTCCAAAACGTAACCCGTAGCAACATATCCAGTCGTTACATAAGTCGATGCCAGCAAGGTATCTGACGGGACAAAATTATCATTAATCGTAATTAAGTCACCGTTGAATAAAATCCCCTCACCGTATCGTGACTGTGTGCCGTTTCTCGTACTCCAGGCCATCAAAGGAAACTTGGTCAAGCTGTTGACCGTAGTGGTCCATTCTCCCCACAGTCCTGTGGTATCGTCATAAACCAGCGAGATGGTGGGTTCTGAATCGCTCGGGGTTAAGTAAACATTAAGCACGTAGAAAATATGTCCACTTGCAGAGAATCCACTCCCGTTGATGTAGTAACCACTTTTAGTAACGACTTGAGTTAAATAAGCATCTATTGTTGATGTAGATATTTTCCTTACTCCGAAGTTCTCAAGAGTGAAAACCTTTAAAGCACCTGAAAAATCATTACCGACAAAAAACGATCTATCCCCTTCCTCCCATACTGACTCACCACTGGTACAGCCGATCCTGTAAGATACGTCCTGCCGACGGTTTAACACGCTTCCTGCTGAATTGGCTGCATCCCAAAAGAACTCTAAAGACCTGGACTGATACGCCACAATGTTGTCATGGTGTTTGCCAAGATAAATTCCGCCATCTTTCTCACGCTCTGCCGTAAGATAATCTAAGGCCGCCCAGGTAGTAGGATCACTGACTGTCGAGTTATAAATTAACCCATTCTCATCCATTACAAATAGATAATTGTCTAAAACCGCCCCGCCATAGGCTAACGTAGAAGGAAAGTCACCGTCAGAGATAGCAGCAACCACATCGCCTGTGGTAATGGTCCAGCCCTCGTTATTCTCAGCATCCAGTAAAACCAGGTACGTTCCGGCCTCTAAAAATGTACACTGTTTAGTCCCTGCCGTTGGAGAGGCCGAAACTACAGTTGCGTGGGAATTTTTATAGATCGTGTCATTGTTGAAAAAATACAAATCGTTCGCAGCATCCCAGTGATAAATAGCTCTACCACGTGCATCTGATACATTTACACTCGCATCCTCGAAAACATCAATTGACGGTCTTTGCGTTAGATATAAAATCTCTCCACGCTTTTCTACAATCCCATTAGTAATCCCTGAATCTTTTTCAGTAATCGTCGCCCCATTAAAGGCGTTGATATGAAGATCAGGGGTTAATGGAATTCTCATCTAAGCGAGTCCGTAATTATATTCCACCGCCCACCACCGGCTGGCATGTGCCTCATATCCAGCGGTAGGAGATTGTTGTTGATTAAGGTCTTGGCGATAAACTTTTCCCCTTCACTAGCGATAAAAGCCACATCTGGAGGTACAGCTAAACTAAGCAACGTGGCACCGCGTACAGCGAGGTTATAAATCACAGGTTCCTCAGTCCATAACTCCAAAGGGTAAGTATCGCTTAGGGTGTCTTGTGGAGGCCATTGAAGGTCTTTATCCTCCATTGCCCACATAGCGTGCATCCCATTGAGCGCACTCAGCATATCCGCTGATTCTTCGGCTGTAAGACTGTCTCCAGACTCAACCGCCCCGATTAATACACCTGCTCTATCAAGAATTTGTTGTAGTGTCATCGTCGTCATCCATTGCGGCTAATGCTTCTTTTGCCGCTCTTTTCTTGGCTTTTCGTGCGGCAGCGTGTTCTTTTGCCATATCACACCGCTTCCAGCCATTCCGCTCACAAACCTTGGCATCGGCTTCTGAATAAGCAATGTGATAGCCGTGTTCTTTGTGCTTTAAATGAATCATAAGCCCTCCAAGGGTCGCCCCACCCTCCGGTGGGGCTTACCTTATTAAGTTGTTGCAGGTGTAGCCAAAGTACCGGAACCGGCACAAAGACCTGTAACCATCCATTGAGTGGCGCTAACACCAACAAACTTATAGTAAGTACCAATAAGCCCGCCAGTAGTTGAGCCGTTGTGAGTCAGTGTTAAATGGGATGACCCATTCAAGAACTGGCCCTCACTTACCGCAGTGGTGTCGATCATCATCTGAAGGCCGCCCATCAGGAACTCGCCCGCTGCACCACCGATGATATGGCTGTTAGAGGTCACTGAAACACTTACAGCAAACTCAAACACCATGCCCTCGATAGGCGTTGGCAAAGTAACGATAGAGCCAGCAGCAGTATCAAGAAGCACTAAAGCACCCGACTGACCAGCCACTAACGTAGTAGCTGCGCCGCACGCAATAACCTCCTGAGTCTGCCCTTTGGCAATACAGCCATCAGGAGACCCATAACTTAGATTTTCAATAGTCATAATAGTTCTCCTTAGTTAGTGATACGTGAAGCCCAAGCAGGGCGTAAAGCAGCCATCCCGTAAAGAATGTCGATTCTCATCAACAGTTCATCATTACGGATATCAGACCCCATCCAGCAGCGAAGACTCAGACCTTCAGACTCACGGGTTACGCATTTGTGAGCGTCGTCCATAATAGGCAGGTCAGCAGTAACAAACTGGAATGCCTCTTTATGGTACATCAGGTTTTGAGCAATCGACGTAGTAGCTGCACCAACAAACACAAACGCAGCACTATCGACAGGGATAGCGGAAACATTCTGTTTTGCGGCTTTGGCATCTGTAGAGCTGTAGTAAAGAGCCGGTGAGATGCTAATAGCCGTAGTTGTTGGCGTAGTGTCGCTAGTTATAACGAACTGCTGCAAGTGACTGTAAGCCACCTTGGTTTCAGGATGAACCGCATAAACGTCGGCAATCGTAAACACCGAGCCTACCGTTGGGGCCACTGAGGCACCATCAATAGTCAACGTAGTCAGGCCATTAGTGAAGCTAGCCTGATTAATTGCCACACCCGTCACATCAGAGCTATTAGCGTGAGAATACATGCGGTCATTCTCATAGTAATCAGCCATTGAGGTACGAGCTACAAGCCCTTCACGATATTGTTTACTAATATCCTTGCTGGGGTTGAAGTATGCAGCCACACCGTTAACCAGACCGCCCATAGTGACAGAATCCATCTGAATGGCTCGGTTTCCGTCTTTAGGTGCCAAGCCTTGGTTCAGCTTTGCTCGTGCTGCTCCAGGTGCAACCAGCGTAGTCACTGGAGTGCCAGAAGTACCAGCCACGTTGTAAGTGGCTTTAGTAGCGTAAGTGATGAAGTCAGACTCGATGCCCGAACACATCACCGCAACAGCAGGTTCAATGTAGTTTTTACTCAGAGCATCAAAAGCGCCATCAGAATTGACAGACTGAATTAACTCTTGTGAATTAAAGCGCATATCCACACCGTCCTGCGTGGCTACAGTGATGTTCTGTGTAGACTCGTCCTGATCCTGAACATCCATAACTCGTGAACCTTTGCGCCGGGTGTACTGGTTTGGCTCTCTGATTCTCAAAGTCTGGCCATTCGGGCCTCGGGTTGAGTCGTATGTAAACGAACTATCGTACTGCAAGTCCGCTGTACCGATAAAAGAAAGCTTTTCGTGCGCAATGCGCTGGGCCTCCTTTAGAACTCGGTCAGTTACCTTTAGTGTATTACTCATAACTATCCTCGCTTAGCGATTTGTTTGCGCCGATAATCGTTCCATTCTCTTTGGGTCATATCATCAGGGTCTTTCTTAACTGACGGG